TCGTCACACCTACGTTCTGATTCAACCAAAACTGATGGTGGGGTGCGCAATTATGGATATTGCGCACCCCACTTCACTTAGGGAGACAAAATGCAAGATCAGCAAAAGCAGATTGCAGCGTTGCAAGAAGAGCGCAGAGGATATGTGGTGCGCAACCTTCAAGATCGTGTCAAAGCAGTCGATGAGCAGTTGCGTGCGCTAGGCGTGTCATCTCGAGAGACTGCAACGGCAGTCCCTACTGAAGAGCGTGCGACTGTCGAAACACCCAAAAAGCGAATCACCAGCAAAAAGGCATAAATCATGGCTGTCACCAATGGTTACTGCACATTGGCTGAACTGAAGGCTGCGCTACGTCTGACAGACAACACAGATGACACGCTGCTTGAGAATGCCATTGAAGGCGCTTCACGCAGAATCGATGGTTACTGTGGCAGGTTCTTCTACAAGACTGCTTCAACAGCAATCACCATGTATCCATTCAACTCATATGTGCAGCCGTTGGCAGATGATGTCGCCAACACCAGCATCACTCTGAAAACTGATACCAATGGTGATGGCACGTTTGATACCACTTGGGTGCAGGGAACTGACTACCAGTTAGAACCTTTGAACGCTGCGCTCGAAGGCAAACCATATAGGCGCATCGTCGCCATTGGTGGCAAGACATTCCCACAGCAATACACACCAGATCGACCTTTGGTGCAGGTCACGGCAGAATGGGGATGGCAGACCATCCCTGATGACATCCGTGAAGCCTGCATTTTGCTTGCCATGCGTGGCTTCGCACGCTTAAACGCTGCGCTTGGTGTCGTGGGCTTTGCTGACATGGCGATTCAAGTTCGTGCAGTCGATCCCGATGTGCGAGACCTGCTGAATCCATATCGAATTATTGGATTTGCCTGATGCCTGCGACAGTTTCCCAAGTGTCTGATGGGATCAAGACTGCGTTGGCAACAGTCAGCGGATTGCGCACCTATTCGTTCCAGCCTGAGCAACTAAACCCACCTTTTGCCTATCCCGAATTGACGCAGGTGACGTATCACAGATCAATGGGCTTGGGTGATGTCGAACTGCAATGGACTATCAATGTTGTTGTTGGACGTTATACGGATCGCACAGCGAATGATCTGCTTGACCAATACATAAGCCCGACAGGTGCAAAGAGCATTCGTGCTGCGCTCGAGTCTGACAAAACCTTGGGTGGGGTGGTACAGACGCTGATACTGTCATCGGCAGCCGATGTAACTGCTTTGAACGAAGCAGATGCAAACTTTCTACAAATCCAATTTCAAATGACAGTTCACGCTTAGGAGAGCATTTCGATGGCGCAACAGTTCAAAGTTTTGAGCGAAAAGTGCAGCCTTGGGAAAAAGGGTGCAACTGTCACCATTGATGAGAATTCTGGACTCAATGTCGCTGCTCTGGTTCAGGGTGGACACATTGCGCCAGTTGCAGCGAAGCCAACAACCAAAGAGTCTGAAAAAGAGGAGATCTAAAAGTGGCTCGTCTAGTCCTTACTGATGCAAGCATCACCATTAACAGCGTGGATCTTAGCGATCACTCGAACAGCGTGACACTCAACTATGAAGTGGACAGCATCGAAGTGACTGCGTTTGGCGATTCGGGACACTCGTTCGATGGTGGATTGCAGAACAACACGCTTGAGATCACGCTTCACCAGGATTTCGGTGCTTCCAGCACGGAAGCCACGATTTATCCCCTGGTTGGTACGCAGACAACTGTGGTGATCAAGCCCACTTCTAGCGCTGTGGGCGCTGACAATCCGTCCTACACGCTCACCAACTGCTTCCTGGCTTCACATAACCCTGTTGCTGGTGGTGTTGGTGAACTGGCTGCCACCAGCCTTTCGTTCACAGGTGGCACGCTCACTAAAGCAACGTCCTGATCTAACTAACAGAATCGAGCAGCGATGAAGATTCGTTTGAAAGTCCATTATTCAGACGGGAATACCAAGGACATCGAAGCAGGCTTTGCCGATTTCGTAGCGTTTGAACGCACCTGGCAGCGATCCGTGATGAAGATGGAACAGGAAATGCGCCTAACTGATCTTGCTTGGTTGGCTTGGCATTCAGAGAAGCGCACGAAGGCAACGCAAAAGGTGTTCGATCCCGATTGGATCGGAATGGTCGAAACACTCGAAATGAACAACGCTGACGAGTCTGAGAAGGTCGATGGCCCTTTAGGAGAGGATCAGCCACCTGGCTGATCGCCTACCTAGCGCTTGAATCTGGAATACCACCATCTGCCATCTTGGACGAAGATGAACAGATGATTGAAGCGATGTTGCAAGTGGCGCTGTGGCGCAGCAAGCAACAGCACGCAGAAAAGTAGATTTCAGACATGGCACTTCTCTCAACACGCATGGATTACGCAGAGATTTCTGGCGTAATGATTGAAATGCGTTCGCTTGATAGGGAAATGTATAAAGCGACCGAAAAAGCATTGAAATATGCTGCTGCACCCCTGGTGAACGATGTTCGGCAGGCATTTCCCAACAAAATCCTTTCGGGAATGATGGTGCAGTCAAAGACCAGTCGCAGAAAGCGTGGCCCATACCCTGTCTACAAGGTTGGTCAGGTTCGCAGGCAGGTCAATTCCAAAGTTGGTGGTCGTCGTCAAGGTGGCACGTTTCCAATTTTGAAGATTACGCAACGCAATGGTGCAGCAATGATCTATGACATGGCGCAGCATCAAGCGACACCTGGCGCAACTCTGTCAGCCAATTTGATCACTACAAGCCAAAAAAATGCATCTCGAGTAATGTGGCCTACGGTTCGTAAGAATTTGCACAAAGTTGAAGGTGCAATCATGGCAGAACTGCAAAAGGCAGAAAAGGTTGTGCAGACTCGCACAGGTGGTTATGCATCTTCAGCAAAAACCACAACAAGACGCACAACTTCATCTGCTCAAACAGCGTTTAGAAGGCTTGGTGCGTAGCAATGGCAATCAATGTCCCTATCATTACTTCGTTTGATGCTAAAGGCATCAATAAAGCCATTGTCGATTTCAAGCGTTTAGAAGGTGGCGCTCTCAAGGCTGGTTTTGCGCTCAGGACGTTGGATCAGGGTGCTGCTGCTGTTGCTCGTGCATTCGCCAAGGTAGGCATGGGTGCTGCCGTTGTAGGTGGTTTGGCTGTCAAGCAGTTTGCCAGTTTCGATGACGCAATGACGCAATCAACAGCGATCATGGGTGACGTATCAGACCAGATGCGCACACAGATGTCTGACGCTGCTAGGGAAATGGCGAAGCAAACCACGTTCTCTGCGACTCAGGCTGCAGAATCGTTCTACTTCCTGGCATCTGCAGGTTTGGACGCTGAATCGAGCATGACTGCTTTGCCGAAGGTGGCACAGTTCGCACAAGCAGGAATGTTCGACATGGCGAGAGCCACAGACCTGCTCACGGATGCGCAGTCTGCTCTTGGTTTGACGATCCGTGATGACGCTGTGGCGAACATGGAAAACATGGTGCGTGTCTCTGATGTGCTGGTGAAAGCCAACACGCTTGCCAATGCTTCAGTCGAACAGTTCTCAACTGCTTTGACGAACAAGGCTGGTGCAGCCATGAAAGCAGTTGGCATGGATGTCGAAGAAGGTGTTGCTGTCCTGGCTGCGTTCGCTGATCAGGGTATCAAGGCTGAAGAGGCTGGAACGCAATTCGGCATTGTGTTGCGTGACCTGCAGACCAAAGCCATTGAAAACAAAGATGAATTCAAAGCATTGAATGTCAGCGTCTTTGACAGTCGTGGCGAACTGCGCAATATGGCTGACATCGTGTTTGATCTCGAGAAAGCGCTTCGTGGTCAGTCAGACGAAACGAAAAAGGCTGCGCTGCAGTTCTTGGGCTTCTCAGACAAGTCAGTTTCAGCGCTGACAGCGTTGCTTGGTACGAGCGATGCGATCAGACGCTACGAAGGCGAACTGCGCAACGCTGCAGGCACAACAGACGAAGTGGCAAGCAAACAGTTGGAGAGCCTGTCCAGCCAATTGAAGATCGCTTGGAATCGCATTCAAGATGTCGCTATTACGCTTGGCGAGCAGTTAGCACCCATCGTTTTGAAGATGGCTGATTTCATCACAGGTTTAGTGGACACGATTGGTGAGCGTGGGCTTGGTGGTGCGCTCGAATTTGTGGCAGGCAAGTTCGCTTCGTTCTACTCAAATCTTGGGACAATGGGCAAGATCATTGTTGGTCTGGTTGGTTCGTTTGTCTTGCTACGCACGACAGTCACAATGTTCAATGCGCTGATGGTTTTGGGCAATGTTGCTGTTCAAACCTTTGGTGTTTCGCTTTCGACTGTCAGCGGATTGGCTTTGGGTTTCTCTGCTGCGTTCACAGGCATTATCGCTGCAGCAGGACTCGTTTATTCGATCTATTCAAAGCGCAAGCAAGAAGCGAAAGAAGTAACGGATGGTTTTACAGAGGCGCTGAAATTGGAAGGTGAAGCGCAACGTGAAGCACTTATTGCGCTTGCCAACAGCAGCGAGAAATCACAAAAGTTCTTGGATTCGCTCGAAGACCTTGGACTTACGTTCGATGATGTAAATGAATTTGTCAAGACTGGTACTGGTCGCTTGGCTGATCTTGTATCAACATTCGATGACATCAAGAAATCTGTGAACGGCACTAATCCTGAGTTGGCTCGTCTGTATGAAGAGTTCTTCGGCGTCACGCTTGCTGGCGACAGTCTGAACGAGAAATACAGGAACATGACGCAAGAACAGCGAGTGATGACCTCGCAACTGCGTGATTATCTATTTCCCGAACTTACAAAACTGCGTGCAGAGGAATTAAGGCTAGTTGCATCTGGTGAACTGGTAAATCGTGTTCTCAACGAAACGACTGATGCTGTCACAACTGCTGGACAAGCAGCCAGAGGCGCAAGCACATATTTCAATGTTTTGACTGGACGGATGTTCACGACAGCAGACATGGCAGATCGTGTCATTGGCGCTATGAACGGCATTGCCAATATCGTGAATGCTGCTGATGAGCCGGTACGCAGTTTTGGTGGGACAGTTCGCAGCGCAGCCGATCTGC